ACATCGGCGTTCCATGAGCGCGGATCGATTGCGACGAACTTGCCGGAGATCCGCACCATCTTCTCGAAGTCTTGGTAGCGCACGACGAGGCGCAAAATCTTGCGGAACAGCGGAACAAGGAACGTTTCCGCGATCATCCGGCACATGAGACGCTTGCGAGCCTGCTCGTTACGATCCTCTTTCCGCGCCTGATAGGCCGATTTCGGGTCCAGAACCTCCGAGTTGATCGCCGTGCCGTTGCGAGTGATTCCGGACTGCTGCTCACGCACGGAGTCCATGTACAGGATCGCCTCAAGCGCCGTCTTGGACCGGTCGGGGACCTCGATCGGCGCGAGCTGCCCCGGCTGCTTTGTGCGGATCAGACCACCGATCCGCACGTTGAGCAGGTCGTCGATAGTATTGTCGCCAATCGCGCTCTCGGGGACTTCCAACCTCGGGCTGTTGGCGAGGTAGACGTTATCAAGCAGGTTGCGCGTGAGGTGCGTCTTGATCTTCTGCGTCTGCTTGACCTTATCCGCGAGGGCTAGGCCGATGAGGCGGTGCGGGATGCGATCTGCGGTCCACGCATTGAACGGGTGCTCGCTGACTTCCTCCTTTTCGAGGATTCGATTTCCGGCGCGGAACACGCGCAGGAGCTCCATCTTGCCGTCGCCGTTGTAATCGACGCGGGCGTATTCCTCGATCAGGATGATGGTATCGCTCATACGATCCCGACCTAGGTTCTCGCGCCGGTCCTCATCAAAAAACCGGTGATCGGCGCGGCTGTCCTCCCGGTGGCGGGCGCTCGCCGGCAGCTCCATCACGAGGTCGTAGTCAAAACCCATGTCGAGCAGGCTGGCGCGCGTTTGCTCCGTTTCGTGAGCAATGTAATCGACGCTCTCGATGTCAGCAGCGCGCTTCGAGACCTTGATCTCCTCGGGCGGGATCGAGCAGATTTCAACGCANCCGTCCTTAGTCGTGCGCGTGATGGTCACGGTGTAGACCATGCCATCCGCGAAGGCCGCGGCGACGCTCTGATCGGCCAGNAGCTCCTGCGAGATCGGCTCCGACGTGATCTCGTTGATCGTGACGCTTTCGTCTTGCTGGAGCTCGGCCAAATGCAGTGCGCTCAAGCCTGTGAGCGTCTGCGTTTCTTCCTTGATCTTCTCNCGCCAGACAGACTTGCTGAAGCCGATTTTCTGGATCAGCGCCGTCTTGACAGTATCGTAAAGGATGGTCGCGCCGCAGTTCTCCTTGAAGAAGATGTGATTGACGTAATCCGACGCGACCTCGCACCACTCTTCGTCTTCGGGCTTCGCAGGCTCNAACTCGACGATGCGATCGCCGGAGATGAACGGCTCCANNAGGTCNGGCATCGCCCAATCGACGACCTCGGCCACGTCCATGCTGATGGCATTGGACCGGCCTTCTTCCTCGTCGCCGTAGGGCTTGCCGAGATAACGGTCGAGATTGTTGTCCTGATCGGCCGATACCTCGTCGCTGTCCCAGCCAATTGCTTGGCGATTCAGCTGGTCGAGGATCGACGCCAGCTCCTCGTCGCTGAGGGGCCGGGGTTTGGTGTCGTTTTCTGCCATGGTCTAGGCGTAGACCCGTCGAGGGTAGTNGATCGGTTGCGGCTTGGCGCGCGGACTGAGCGATATCGCCAGATACCNGAAGGCATCCGCGCCATGTGACGCCCAGTCGTGNCGCGGCGTTTTGCGGAACGTCTTTAGCTTGTCATCCCATTCGCGCTGATAGTTGCGCAGGGCTTCGATGCCGCGAGCGCATTTCTTCTCATCGAAGACGCAGCGCGGCAGGAGGTTGCGCACCGCGTTTATGCCTTCTTCTACGTTCTGCCGAGGCGCCACTCTGACCGGGCGCACGCCGAGGCTCTCAAGCGTGTCCTTGCGGCTCTTGGCGGTCATCAGCTCCCGGATTTCCGCGTCATGCGGCAGGTAGTGCTCCCCGTACATGTACGGCCGCTCATTGAGCAGCGAGCGGGCGATCGATGACAGCGCCTCGTTGTTGGTCTCAAGGTAATCGATTACCCGAACTTCGGCGCCAGCGACCTGCACAAACCAAATGGCCGTCGCGTCATCAAGGCCAAGGTCCCAACCCGTGTAAACCGGAAGGCTCGGATCATAGGGCACGGAGCGTATCCGCCCCTCAGCCTCAAGCCTCTGCATCTCGCGGCCGTAGTAAGCGCCCAGGATAGCCGCATCGAAGCTGCACTCATATTCCTGCTCGTACTGCTCGGGCGTCATGACCTTGCGAGCATCTTCAAGCTCGTCGGGCGGCAGCAGACCTGTCTCAGATGCCCTCAGCATCAGCGTGAACCATTCGCTCGGGTTTTCCTTCGCGGCCTGCCAGATCTCGTAGAAATGGTTCCTACCTTTGGGCGTGCCGATGAACGTGGCCCAGCCGCGGCGATCAGACAAAATCGGTCGGATCACTTCGGCCCATGCCCGCGGGTCCATGTCGCCGTATTCGTCGAGCACCGCGCCGTCGAAGTAGACGCCGCGCATGCGGTTATAGTTGTCCGCCCCGTAGAGCCTCAGACGCGCGCCGTTGGGCAGATCAATACGCAACTCGCTTTCGTGGACCTCCACACCAGGGATCGGCGCGGTGAACTGCTTGAAGTACGCCCACGCGACGTCCTTGGCCTGCGCGTAGAACGGCGCGATATACGCGAACCTGGGATTCGGCTTCTCGCACCGCAGAGCTGCGTCTACGAGGTCCATGATGCAGGCGACGGTCTTGCCGGCACCTTCGACGGTGGGCAACAATACATGCCCACCGTTGTCTCCTCGTGTGAAATGGGATGAACTGCGGTCTCGCGCGATAGCCGAGATCAATGCGTTGCACTGTGCCCATTGGCGAGCGGCACGTCTCTTTATTCCCGCGGCACGCCGGTCACCACTTGTATCGTCAGAGGCTTGCCGGCGTTGCCGGAATGCTCGACGGCAGTGAGGCGCGGGTGTATGTAAGGGGCGGCGGCCTTGGCCGCATCAAGCCGGCGCGCTTCGTCCTCGTTCTCGTTGCGCATCACGCTCAGGAGATATTCGAGCGGCGTCATGCCCTGCGAGAGAACAGCCGCGGCGATCTCCTGCGTGCGCTTGGTGACGGAGCCCGGCTTGCGACCTGCACCCGGTCTGCGGCCTCCCCTACCTCCTGATTGATTTGTTTTGATTTCTTTCATTTTTCAAACGGGAAATCAAACTTTGCCTCTCCACCCGTTCTTCAGAGCGGCATAGATGGTCGAGAACTGCGATGTCATAGGTATGATAATTGTTGTATTGTAGCCCTTCCGGTTCAGGAAGGAAACCTTGTATGTGTCTGGCTCATCCGTGCACTCCTCTACCGTGAATTTGCTGTTCCTGTCGATGTTCAGCGTGATGCCTATCTCACGGGCGGCCTGGCGGATGAGGTGTTCGGTCTCGGTCATCGCATCAGAGCCCTAACGCATGACGGATCGCGATCATCAGTGCGATGAACGCCACCGCGTGAATGATGCTGAACCGTGGCTTGTTGATGAACTCGATCATTCTGGCACCGTTGGCAATGCTGCCGCCTTCACGATGAATGGTCCCTGACCATATGTGTACGTCTCGCCGGTCGGTAAAGTGATCTCGAGCTCCTGCACGTATTGGCCGGGGGTGTCTAGCTCGCCGGCATTGATGATGACGAGGAGGCGGCCTGCTGCTGCGTCGATGATCGTAATGCCGTTCTCTGATGTCTTCGTGAGCACGGGCGAGTCGATGGCCTCGGGCTTGCTCAGCGCCCAGCGGATCGAGCAGCCGTCCAGGTTCTCGGGCGCACCTTTGGCGTCAAGCGCCTCGAACGGCAGCTTGACGCTGTCGCCTTGAAATACGGCCGTGATCTGCAGCTTGCTCATGCGGCGAGACGCTGTGCTCTGAATGTCCTCGGTTCCCGGCGGGCTTTCATCAGTGGCGGCGCCTCGTAGCGGGCCTTTACGTACCTGCCGAGTGCCGGCCTCAATACTGCCCGAAGATCTGCTGTGTCATCGTCCTCGACGAGATGTGCTGTCGCGAATATTGGCAGTACCGCCCGCGCATCCAGAACATCATCGTCTTCCGTGACATTGACGGTTCCGACACGCGGAACCACGAAGATGCCGACCGCTGCAAGCGTATCGTCCTGCTCGACAAGCGCCGCGGTGCCGACGATCCTAAGCCGCCCAGACGCAGAGAGTGCGTCATCGTCCTCCGCGACTGCGACGGTGCCCTCGATTGGCCTAAGATGCCCCCCCGCGAACGGGAGCTTGCCGAGAGTGTCGAAGCCTAACATGTCAGAATACTATGCAGGGCAGCAGGGCGATATTGCGGGGACGCGTTTCAGTTCCTCCGGTTGCGCCGACATTTGGTGCGCCCGGCGTGCTGTCATTGACAACCCCTACCTTTGAGTATGGGTCACCGCCAGCCACGCCGGAGTTAAGACCACTGGACAATTGTTGTCCGAGCATCACTTGTCCTGGCAGTTCATGAGTGTGGCTCTGCAGGTCTCCGTTCTGCCACGTGCCTATACCCCGCCCACTTGTCACCGCGCGGATGAACTCCGCTCCCGTTGTCAAATCCGGCAGGGTGAACGTCGTCGTTCCATTTCCCGGCCCGAACTGGCCTCTCTCCTTCACGCCCTCGGATGCAGCAAGGTTCCCGCTCGTCTGCGCAAACGCCCACAAATCAGCGTACGTCGTGCGGCTGATTTCAGAGCCATTGCACACCAGGGCGTAATCCGGCGGACTTGATGCGAAGTACCAGAAGAACTCGCCAACGCGTCTCGTCCTCCCAATGGCAGACAGAACGCCGCCGATTGGGAACTTGCGCCTTTCCCCATCCGCATCGCT